TTACAGCGCCCAGCCGAATGCCTTGGCGATGCGCGACAGCCCGAAGGTGCCGCCCGAAACTGCCGCCCAGATCACCGCGCCAAGCGCGGCCGAGGCTTGCGACAGATCCAGCGTCATCAGGCCGCTGGCTTGGTCAAAGCCCACCGAGGGCAGCGCAGCCAACAGACCGGCCAGCGGGTAGAGAACCAGCACCCGCAGCGCGAGCGCGATTTGCGACTTCATCATGGTTTTTCCTTTCGAGATCAGGGAGAGAGGCTCAGGCCTCATTGGCCGAGAGCGGCTGACCCGCCGCGCTCAGCAGGATCTGACGGCCGGTGACCGGCAGATCGACGGGCCAACGGGCGGCCAAAAGCCGCTCCTTGGCGATCCGGGTGACAGTGACGGCATCGCTCTGATTGCCGCCCAGGATGTGATAAGCTGAGGCATCCTCGCCCCAGTAGAAGCCAACGTGACCCTGCCATCCGGCCTTGCGGCCGCGCCAGAAGGTCAGCACGGCCCCGAAGACAGGATCGCAGGGCTTGCCGAAACCACCCCAGGCGCGGGCGCCCAGCGGATTGTCGGGCAGCGCGATTCCGGGATCTGCGGCGCGCAGGCAGCTGGCGACGAAGGCGCCACACCACGCCACCTCACGCGGGTCAATCCAGGCGACAGAACGGTCGAACCACCGCCGCAGCCGCGCGGTATCGCGCGATTCATGCAGGCCAAGTATCCGCCCCGCCTCGGCCATCCAGGGCAGATCGGCCCGGGCGCGAACCTGCGCCCCGCCCATCAGGGCCGCCTCGGTCAGCGGCCCGAAATACGCCCGGGGCGTCAACCCGACCGAACGCTTGAAGGCGATCAGCGCCGCGTCGGTGCGTGGCCCGCGCAAGCCATCAACCGGCCCCGGATCAAAGCCCAGATCGGCCAGTCGCGCCTGCACGGCGCGCCAGTTGGTTTTCATCACAGATCCCCTTGCTTGAAAAAACGCATCAGCAGGGCCTGCGCACCGCGCGGCCCCATGTAGGCGAGCACCGCGACGACGCCCGTGCGCACCGCCGGCGAGAGCCCGAAATACCCCGACACCGCCTCGCCTATGATTGCCATTCCGACCGCGATCGGGACTTCCCAGACCAGCTCGGGGCCGAGGAACTTGCGGCGTCGTGCCCGCACCTCGGCAGAATGGAACATGAGCCGCCCCGCGCCCGCGCTGATCAGCGTGGTCACGGCGCCCCCCATCACGGCCTGCATTGCTTCGATCAGCCCTCGTGTCGTATCCTCTGCCACCTTCGTCTCCGGCATGAAAAAGCCGCCCACGAAGGGGCGGCGCAGGCGGGGCACTGATTGGCGCCCCACGGTGATGTAACTGGTCTGGATCAGGCGATGGCCAGACTACTGCCAGGCGACAATGGCTGTGCCACCGTCGAAGGTTCCGGCACTTGCCAGAATTCGCACCTGCGAAAGATCCCCTGCCAGCGTGACGCTTCCTCCGCCACCCCCACCGCGAGGGGCCGTGGCATCGATAAAGAAGCCCGAGCCAGCCCAAAGCCCGCCACCGAGCGCCGTCAAGATCATCGTGCCGGTGAGAGACGCGCCCGCGGATGCCTCAGCGCTGACAGGAATTTCGGTCGCGCTGGACAGCGCAGCGGTCGCGCCGGAATTGCCGTTCATGCTGGCCGCGGCTGCGTAGCCACCATCAACGATGCCATTACTGGTTCCCAGGCGAACCGCGACACGGCCCGTGCTGGAGAGACTCGCACCACTCAGCGTGATTTCCACACGCGTGGCGGTCTCTGGAATGCCCATGAAATCGACATACGATCCAGCAAGCGGCATCGAGGGGCTTCGGGTCACAGGGCGCGCAGCAGCGCGCAATTGCGCCGGGCTGATCATCGCAGGCCCGGCCTCGGCGCGCTCAAGCCATTCGGCATCGGTCTTGGCAAGGTCCGCAGCATCCAGCGTGGCCATGTCCCCCAGCCCCGCGGCGACATCCTGCAATTGGGCAACAGCCTCGGGCAGATCCCCGGCTCCGGCCAGTGCCGCTGCGATATCCTCGGCCGCGAGCTTCACTTCGGGCGCGAAACTCGCTGTCAGCCAAAGCATCAACGCATTGGCCCGCGCATCAAAAGTTGCCGGGTCATCTGCGCTTGGCAGTGCCTCGGTGAATTGCGTGATCGACATCACGACACCCCTTTCACAGTGAAAGCGTAAATGTAGAAGTCCGGGTATTCTTCGGCCCACTCGATGGTGCCCATGATCCCGAAGACGACAGTCGAGGTGCGTCCCGTGCTGCCGATCGCTGCGACCAGTCCGCCGGTAATCCGCCCCAACCGCCCCTCGAGCCGGTCGAAGTGGTCCTTTTCAATCGCAACCGTGTAGGTCATTTCGCGCCGGGTCGGACGCTTGACCATGGAAAGACGCCCAGCCGTCCTCCTGCGCCGCCCACTTGCCCTTGGCGTCGAGCGCCATCCGAACCGGGCGCGCCAGCCGCATCGCACCGCGCGCAGGCGCCGCCGGGATCTCGGGGCCGCAGGCCTCGGGGGGCGCGGCGCGGGACAGAATGTAGGCCTGCGACAGCGCCTGCATCTCGCCCAGGGTGTGCGGGCGCGCGGCCCCGTCCCGTTCGGCCCAGACCAGCACCTGACCCCAGGCGCGGCCCAGCTCCAGATCGAGCGGATGGAACCCCGCCAGATCCGCCCCGCCCAGCACCGCCGCCAGAACCTCGACCGCCGGGCGGCGGCGGGCATGCACTGCAGCCAACCCCATCATGCCACCTCGCCCGCAAGCGCTGCGATCTCGTGGCACTTGGCCAGCGCGGCCTGCCGCCGGGCGTGCCAGGCGCGGTCATCGGCGTGCAGCTCCTGCCCCGCCGCCATCCGTTCCTCGAGCACGATCATCCGCCGCCGCGCCTCGTCCGCCGCCGCACGGATCTGCGAGGCCGCGAAGGCGCCCGGGAACTGCCGCACCCGGCGCAGGTTGCCCAGGAGTTCCGGCGCCCAGCCCTCGGCCAGCGCCTCGCGCCCGATCCGGCTGGCAAACACCGCCCGCATCAGCGGCGAGACGCTTTCCTCGGGCGGCTGGATCATCGCGGCCCAATCGAGGATCTTGTTGCCGATCGGCAGCCGGTCGCGGTCCTTGCCCGCAGGGTTCGCCGCCACCTGTTCCTCGAGCGCCGCAAGATTGGCCGGGCTCATATAGGCCAGCCGGGCGCAAAGATCCGCCACCATCGCCTCGAACTGCGCCCGCGTCAGGCTCGCAGGCCGCGCCAGCCCCCGCCGTTCCAGCGGTTCGATCAGGATCTCGCGCACCCGTTTCTCGGCCATCTTCTGCTCTGCACTGTCCATCACTGCCCCCTTTCCATGGAAATTCCCAAGCTCTGCGCCGTCGCGTCGTCGATCATCCGCTCTGCCAGCAGACATCGCAGAACCCGCTTCGGCACCCGCTCGATCTGCACCCTGCGCCCGTCACGGATGAACTCCGCGACCTGCGAAGCCTCGAACCGTTCGTCTGCGGTGAAAAACATCCGTTCGGGGCGTCCCTCGCATGTGCGTTCGCGGGCGCCCTCACGCGCGGGCGCCTGCGCGCGGGCGCGTTTTACTGGTTTATTTACAAGGTTATTGTCCGATTTCCGGACATGGGTTTTGCCGATTTCCGGACATGGCTTTTTCGCTTTCCATGTCCGATTTCCGGACACATCACCCACAACATCTTGTGTCACGGCATCTGCATCTTGTGTCCGCGTCCGGTTTTCGGACATGGAATTTTCGGTCTCGAATGCGAGAAGATATCGGGTCGGACGGCGCCGTTTCGTCTCCCCGTCAATGGTGCGCACACGCTTGATCAGACCCCGTTCTTCGAGAAGATTGAGGTGTTCATTCAGTGTAGACCGCGACATTTCGCAGACGTCAGCAAGGTAAGCCTGCGCCGGAAAACAACCCTGCGCGGGGTTGTGGCAATCCGCCAGATGCCACAGCACGATCTTGGAAGCCGGTTTCAGGCCACGCTGCTTGATGGCCCAATTCGTTGCTTCATGGCTCATCTCAGCCCCCTGCCCGCCACCCGCGCATTGACGCGGCCGCATGGCCACCCGAGGCGGCCTCGTCCCCTGCCAGCATGTCGCGGATCTCGCGCACGCTCAGCGCGCCGTCCTCGCGCGGGAAGCGATGCGCCAGATACCCCGCCACCTCGGCCAGCCAATAGCCGCAGGCCCGCAGCTCACGCGCCCACTCACGTTCCTCTGCCGTCCAACGCGGCGCGGTCATGCTGTGCCCTCCCGCGGATCTGCGCCGCCAAGCCCGGCGCCGCAGGCAGCGTAGCCCGCCATATCGACCCAGTTGTCGATGTGCCCCGGGTTGCCCCAGGCGCGCGCGGTCTTCAGGTCGATCAGCAGGATCGCCACCTGCGCCGGGCTCAGGGCAATCCCGAGCCGCGCGCTCCACAGCGCCGCCAGCAGCCCGAAGGTATCCTCGGGCACGCCATGCGTGGCCGCCCGGTCGCGCAGCACCGCCTGCCGCGCCAGATCCAGAGTGGCCGCCCGGATCGCCGCCGATGCGTCAGCCGTCTCGCTCATTCGCTCACCTCGCGTTGAAACCCGTGCCCCATGGAAAAACGGGCGGGGCTGCCCCCGCCCGAGGTCCAACAGGGAGGCGCGCTTTTCCCCGCGCGCGAGGGAAGGATGCGCGGCGGCGCAGGGAGGAGAGAGGCGCCGCCGCGCCCATCCGGTGCGCAGCCCCGTGCGCCACCAGATCGGAAGAAAAAACGGTGCGGCGGGCACGCAGCCCCACCGCACCGAGGCACCGCACCGCCGGGCAAGTTGAAACGGCGCGGGGGATCATGTGGTCTCTCCGGCTTCCAGCAGACCGCGTGCCTGGTGGATCGCCGCGGCGGCCTCGTCCAGCTCACGGATCGCTCGCGCCCGGTCGTCGGGCCGTGCGCTGTCGAGCGCATGCAACAGCGCGCCCACCGCCTCGCCAACCTCGCGCGCCATCACGCCCGCCTGCACCGTCAGATTGCCGCCCCGCGGCGCCTCGATCGCCCCGAACCGCCGCGCCAAGGCCTGCGTCACCGCATCGACGCCGAGCGCATCCTCGAAGGCCACCACATCGGCCACCGTCCATTCGAGCGAGCCGTCGCGCTTGCGCGAGATCGTGCCCTTCGACACCGGATCGCCCCACCGCGCCCCAACCGCAGCCGCCGCCCCCTCGACCCCGCCAAGCCGCTCGGACATCGCCCGCATATGCGCCCGAACCGTCAGACGAACGTCATACATCGGAAGCCTCCAAAACCTTGTTTTCTTGTGGAATGCCCGGACGAGGCCCATCTTGCGAGGCATCGAAAGGAGAAACGAAACGCCGCATCATGCCGCCTCCTCGCGAAGCGGCGGATGGGCGGCCATGTAGCGGCGCACGCGGTCGACGCTCGACAGCGTCGGGCTCGACTGGCCCGCGCGCCATGCATCCCAGGTGCCCCATTTCGCATTGATCGCAGACCGCAGCACCGCCTGAGGGGAGCGCCCGGTCGCGTCAGCGTATGCAGAAAGGTCGATGATGAGCTGTTCCATGGGCACCATGGTATGGGGGATCTCCCCCACATTGGCAAGGGGAAAGACCCCCATAGCCCCAACGCCACTTGTGGGGCATCTTCCCCATATGCAGAAACAGAACCTCGACGCCTTCGTGCGCGGCCTAAAAATCATCATGGATGCAGAGGGGTGGAAGATGAAGCCGCTCTCGGAAGCCGCGGGCATGGGCGAGTCTGGTATCCGCGATCTGTTCCGCTATTCCTCCGCCCCGAAGGTCTCCAATGCCTATGCGATCAGCCAGGTTCTAGGGCGCACGGTCGACGAGATCATCCAGATCGGCAAGTCCGGGCAGTTATCAGATATCCCCGCGGTGCCACTCATCGCTGTCGCAGGACGAGTCGGCGCCGGGGCGGAAGTCGACTTGGTTGATGCCTTTGGTAAGGGGAACGGCTTGTTTCACGTTGCCTGCCCGCCACAGCTGAACCCACACGGCATCGTGGCGGTCGAGGTCGAGGGCGACAGCATGTCCCCCGCGTATCCACCCGGGACGATCCTGTTCTACAGCCGAGATGCCCTTGGGGTTCCGACCGAGGCGATCGGCAGAGTTTGCGTGTGCGAGGACGTCAGCGGCAGGGCGTGGGTGAAGCACATTAAGCCGGGGCTTGAAGAGGGGACCTTCTCCCTTATTTCGCTGAACCCGCATCACGATCCGCAGCACGGGATGCTGCTGAAATGGGCGGCGCCGGTCAAATTCAGCCTGCCGCCTGAGTTCGTGAAGAGGGCGGATTGAGCAGCAGGCATATTGCTGCAGGTCTAGTCGGGGCGGAAACCGGACTTTCGCTGCGCCTGCAAACCACCATTCGCCATTGAGAAAGCCGCCATTCAAATGGGAAGACTGATCAAATTCCCAAAAAGAGCCGCTGACGTCAGGCATTCAGAAGACATATTGCCAAATGCTCAACATCTATGTGAGTGACAACGTGAAATTCGATGTTGAGGGCAGCCGCAATAGATTTAGCACATGCGCGAGAAGCAAGTTGATGCCGAGATAGCGTTTCCTGATCATAAGCCGGTCGTTGTCGGGTGGTGTCGTTGGACCGGTTGGTCCTGATGCGTGCGGGCTCAGCTTCCAGATGCACCATTCTTGTGATGCCGAGCTCTCGAAAAACATCTACAGGAAGCTCTTCCAAACCATCACCATTGTCGATGACAACGTGTCCATCCATGATAATGCATGTGGCTGTTGGATCGCGAGACAGGACAAAGCCGTCGATCAGAAGGCGTTGGTTCTCTTCGAGATCGGCATAACGCAAGGCATCCCTTTGGTTGGGTCTTGCCTTGCGGGCAGCGGCGATAAGACTGCCACCGGTCAAGTGTTGGAATGAGACTCGTTCTGCCAAGCAACGTAAAAATGTGGTTTTTCCAACACCAGAAATACCTGTGAAGGCGACAATTTCTGCGCTCATACGTCAAAGTCAAGATTGGAGCGTGAAACAAGGCTGGCAATGAAATCGTGGCGCAGTTTGTAGATGGACTGTTGTGGGTGCCCATTTATCACCCCCATGGTTTCCAATTCATCCTTGGACACAGGTGGGTCGATGTAAGCGACCAGTAGGTAGTTAATCACCTTAACAGGCCTTCCGGCTTTCGCTTTGCGAGCCCAGTTATCCAGATCTTCTTCACTGTATACGGAGCGGCCACCAGTTATCTGCATCAATTCTTTTGTGGTTTGCGCCAACGTCATACTTTCTAAAATTCCGAGCGCAGTGATTGCTTGGGAAGGGGGGTCTTTCGAAACGCCTTTGTAAAAGAAAAGAATCGACCCCGGGGGGCCAAGATTCGACTGTGCCTGGCACAAATAGACCTTGCGGATCGTATTGCCGGGCCGGGTGATCGTCTCGGCCCGTGAGGCGCCGGAAAAGAGATCGGGCTGACGTGGCTGCCACAGATCGGGAAAAAGCGTATCGTGGTACGCTTCTTTGATCGGAATGCCGAAACCCTCGGTTGCCTGGTCTACGACAAACCGCGGATAGTTTTTGCGGGCAAGATCGAAGCTTGAGACGTCGTCTCGGGGGACAAGTGCTTTCGATGAGAATCCGCGCTCGTAGATATATTCACCATTGCTATTCGACCCGGCGTTCTGGAAACCGTAATATTCCAGCAGGTCCATTAGGGAAACCTGATCTTCGTAGGTTGTCAGGTAGGCGAGATCATATCCGTTAGTCTGAGCGTACCAGAGCACCTGCTTCAGGAGAAGCTCGCCAAGTTTCACACCCCGCCGCTCGGGGGCAACCTTGAAGGTGCAGATCTTCAAAATCTTCTCAGCAGGGGTGATGGCGTCCGTGTCGTTGGCTGTCTCGTCCTTACGAACGATTAGGCCCGCAAGATGGCCATCGTCGTAAACTACCCAGCAGGATCGATGCTGTTTTACGCATTTCTCGCGCCACCACTGGTCGAATTCTGGATATCCGTCACGCAGGCTGTCGAAAAACCGATCATTATGATTGATTTCATGGGCTTCTACCTCTGCAACGTGGCGGATTGGAACCTTTTTGGGCTCATACGTCTGGATCAGAAGTTCTGTCGCGTCACCTACAAAAAGGACACGTCTTGCGAGATCAGGCGACCGTTTCTGTGCACGCTCATGGAGACCCTTGTCCTGAGTGACCAGAAAATCCGATGCCCCGCTCTCGAGGGCATGGAGGAGCGTTGCGTCTACGACATCATTGGGCTTCTTTAGCGGACCGTAGGCTGTAGCAAGTTCCGCTTCGACCAGACCGCGCTGCTTTTTTAGCGCGCGGTACTTGGCAATCTTGCTGAGCGAGATTTTCCGCCGCTCGACGTCCTTGTCACGCGCAATGTCATCCTTCGCAGCCTCGTGTACATAAATATCGACTTTATGGGCCGATGCGAGGGCATGAAATCTGGCGTAGGACGCTTCAACTGCGTGGTAATCTTCGAGTCCGATCAGAATGTTCGTATCAATGAGATACGATTGCTGGCTCATCTTGAAGGGCCTTTCTCAGATCACGTTTAGCGTAGAGGAAAGATTGGGGGGGTTCAAATCCGAATTTTTCGCGAAGTTCGCTCAATGGCAAGGGGCGTGAGAATGATTTCACATCGTCAAAGACCAGTGCGAAACCGTGGTCCAATCCTTCAAAATACTTGTCGAAGTGTGGCCGCTCAATAAATGCAGTGCTCTCAAATTCGGTCCAAATCTGCTCCACGGGAAGTTTCAACACGTCGCGAATCAACGCTGTGCCGACCATCGCTTTGACCGGAGAGGTAGAATAGATGTAGGCTAGCGCGCCGTTCGGCGCAGAGGCAGGAAACCTACGCCGCAATTCAACGGTCTTGTGACCTGCGAGGATCTTTTCAGAGTAAACTGGCCTGATCGACAAAACGACGTCGCGCTGAGGTTTGAATGGCTCATCTCCCAGCAACGGAAGAACCAGCTGGTCATCGTGACCTTGCTCAACATCGAAGACCTCGCAAAGCCGTAAAGACAGCGGTGCGTCAGTAGGAAAATGTGCATTCAAACGCAGTGATGCACCAAGCGCTTCGACATAACGCCGAACCGTGCTGAGATATATCTCGCCACCCTTTTCGATCTTCGAGATGGCGGCCTGTTGCACATCCATGCGCGTCGCGATCTGCTCTTGGGTAAAACCGGCCAAGAGCCGCAGTCTACGCAGTTCTGGGCCGACCATTACCGCGCCATCGCCTGTCGAAACGGCTTGTGCTTCGACGATTGTTCCTGTGAGTTTGCCCATCTCGACCTCCTTATTTTCTTTAGACGTCTAAGGTACAGTAGTATTCCCTGCAAGGAATATTTGAGCAAGGATTGCGAAAATCTGCCGGCCAAGATTCCAGTTCAGTAAAGGACTGTTACCCGAGCGAAAAGTCGCTTGGATGTAATTTAGTCTGAGCGGTGGGAAAGGCACGGCTTGCAGCCATCATATCCTCGGACGCTGTCTGCTTCAACGGACCGCACCGCAGCATCCAAGCCTAAAGGGCAATGTCCGCAAAGGGCCGTATGCGCGCAGAGCAGATTTCAACCCCCATTTGCTGCGACGTCAGCCTTCGGTGAAACGCCCGCCGAAGAGACACCTCTTTGATACCCGCTGTTCGGAGCGATGATTCCCCACTGCAAATGGGGGATTGCCCCCATTTCTCTTGACATGGGGATTTTCCCCCATTTAGTATCCCCCCATCACCCGCCGCTGACACCCATCCCGGGCCGATCGCGGGACCACCACTCACGAAGACCAAAGCTGCCGCTGGCGCAGTGATCCGGGCGTGTCGCCCGGTGCGGGCGGGATTGCATTCGGCTGGCACCCGCCCGCCAACCTACCACGGAGGACACGATGTTCACACGCCCCACTATCGCCCCCCAAGCATCCCCGCCCGCCTGTGCTGTCGTGGTGCTGCGCCAGGAGGCGCGGCGCCGGGCGGCTTTGCTGGAGACCGGGCGCAATGTGCTGAAAGCGCGCTGCGCGACGGCCGAGCATCTGCGCGCCGCGATCGAGGTGCTGACCCGCTACGGCGACCACATCGACGTGATGCGGGCCGATCTGGTGCGCGCGGCCCTGCGCCGCCGGGAGGCGCTGCAATGAGCCTGCGCCCTGCCCGCCCCCGCATCGCCGAAACCGCCTGTGAACAGCCCGACACCATCGCGCCGCGCCTCGGCTGGCCGGAGGTTCTGCTGACCGGCCTGCTGTGCCTTGCAGCCCTGGTCATCGCCCGCGCCGCGCTCGACACCGCGCTGGCCCTGCCCGCCCTCACCACGCCGGGGCTGGTCTGATGGGTGTCACCGCGATCACCCTGCACAGCGAAGGCGGCAGCGTCACCGCCCCGCCCGCGGCGTTCGAGGCCGCGCTGGAGGAGCTGCGCACCGCGGGCAAGCCGCCGATGAAGGAAACGTCCGAAGACCGGCAGGTGCGCGACGCGGCCTATGCCGTGGCCGCCGACGAGCTGCGCCAGTTTGTCGAACAGTTCGAACAGCTGGAGGCCGAGAAGCGCGACATCGCCGACCAGCAGAAGGACGTGATGGCCGAGGCCAAGGCGCGCGGCTACGACACCAAGGTGCTGCGCAAGATCATCGCGCTGCGCAAGCGCGACAAAGACGATCTGGCCGAGGAAGAGGCGATCCTCGAAATCTACAAAGCCGCGTTGGGGATGCTGTGATGACCCTGCAAAACCCCTTCCTTCCGCAAACCACCGACGCCGACCTGATCGCCCGTGCCATTGTGGACGCAGCGGATCTGCGCCGTGCCACCAGACTCGCGCGCGAGGTCACGCACCGTTGGAATATCATGCCTGTCCTGCAGTGCTCTCTGCTGACCATTGCAAATGGCGTTCTGGAACTGCGCGCCACCGATCTGGACATCTATGTTGCCCAGGCCATCGAGGCGGAGATTACGGGCAGCCACACGGTCCCGGTGCGCACAGCCACCCTCGCCTCCTTCGCCGCTGCCGCCTCTGGCCGGGTGACCATTGAACTGCGCCGCGATCCGGACGGGATGGCCCCGGCCATCCTGTGCCTGCGCGACGGGGATCTGGTGGCGCGGCACCGCTGCATGATGCCGGCAAGCGATTTCCCCGAACAGCCGGTTGCAAGCGGTCAATCTCTGTCTTGGGACCAATCCCAGGGCAGCCTGCAGCGCATGATCAGCCTGACGCAGCATTGCATCAACCGCGAGGAAACACGCTATTATCTGAACGGCATTTTCCTGACCACGAAGCCGGGAGGGAATACTCTACGCGCAGTCGCGACAGACGGGCACCGCCTTGCCTGTGTCGACAGCGACGTGGTGGCCGATTTCACCGCGATGCAGGCGGAAAGCCGCGGCGCCAACCCAGGCGTCATCGTGCCCGCACCTCTGGTGAAAATGCTGGCGCACCTGGTCAAAAAGGGCGGCAATCAACCGCTGCGCGTGACCGTCGGTCAAAACCTGATGACACTGACCCTGCCCGGCCTTTGCATCACGGCCAAGATGATCGATGGCACCTATCCGGATTACACGCGTGTCATCCCGGCATCCGATGGGCGGATCGATGTGCATCTGAACCGTGGCCAGATCGCGCGCCTCTCCCGTGTTTCCTCGGGGCTTGACGATCCCTTCTCGGCACGCGCTGCGCGGATCGATCCTGCGGCCAAGACACTCAGTGTCGTCTGCGACAACGGCAGCACGGTGGCGATGCCGGTCCAGATCACCATTGCAGATGACGCGCAGCCCCCGAAGCCCTTCGGGTTCGCACTGCCGTATCTGCGCGCCCAAGCCAGCGCCACCCCGGAGTTCACGCTGCGCACCCGCCGCCCCGGGGATCCCGCTTTGATCCTCGGCGAAGATCCCGAGGCGCTGTTCGTCCTCATGCCGATGCGGATCTGACCCAATCCCTGCCCAGGAGACCCCGATGAAGAACAAACTCAGCGACCTGACCAATCACCTCTTTGCGCAGCTTGAACGGCTGGCCGACGAAGACCTCTCGTCCGACGACATCGAGCGCGAGGTGACCCGTACCGATGCCATCGTCTCGCTGGCAGACAAGATCACCGGCACCGCCGACCTGCAGCTGCGGGCCGCCAAGCTCTTTGCCGAACACGGCCAGGCGGTCATGCCGATGCTGCCGCAGATCGGGAAATCGGAATGAAGGGGCGCGCCATCCACTACAGCGAGGAGGAGCTCGCCTGGATCGAGGCGCACAAGCTGCTGCCCCGCGCCGAGGCCTATGCCATGTTTCAGGCCCGCTTCGCCCGCCCCGAGATCACACAGACGAACTACGCCAGCCTGTGCAAGCGCAAGGGATGGATGACGGGCCGCAATGGCCGCTTCATCCAGGGCCAGGAACCGCACAACAAGGGCAAGCCTTTCTGCGCGCCCGGATCGGAGAAGGGCTGGTTCCGCACCGGAGAGCGGCGCGGCGCAGCGGCTGATCTTTACAAGCCGATCGGCACCGAGCGTATCAGCAAGGATGGCTATATCGAGCGCAAGATCCACGACGGGCTGCCGCTGCAATCACGCTGGCGGGCGGTGCATCTGATCCGCTGGGAAGCGCTGCATGGCCCGGTGCCGGAGGGCCACGCCCTGAAATGCCTGGACGGCGACCGCACCAACACTGCCCCCGCCAACTGGACCGCGGTGCCCCGCGCCCTGCTGCCCAGGCTCAATGGCCGCTTCGGTCGCAACTATGACGCGGCCCCGGCCGAGATGCAGCCGGTCATCCTCGCCACCGCCCAGCTCGAACACACCGCCCGCAGCCTGCGCCAAGCGCCCCGGAAAAGGGCCATAAGGGAGGCCAAGCATGCATAAACCCCACACCACCCTGACTATCCGTGACGACCGGGCGCCGGAAATGCGTGTCACCCTGCCCGCACCGCCATGCGGGATCGAGATCAGCCCGGGCGTGCGCAACGAGACCACGCCCCGCGGTCCGGTGATCCGGGCCCATACCCCGCGCCCTGCGCGCACGCGCCTGCACCCGTTGCAAGTCGTCCTGCGCACAATGATGGAGGGTCAGTAATGGGACGGCGCCAGACATTCACGCAGGCCGAGGTGACGCGCGCGATCAAGGCGGCAACAGCTGCCGGGATGGCGGTAGCCCGTTGCGAAATCACCCCGGATGGGGCCATCGTGATCAGCACCGAGGCGACCGCAAAGGTGCAGGCAGATCCGCTGACAGAGTGGAGGACAAGAAAGGATGCGCGTGGTGCTAAAGGGGCTGCATAAGGTTAGCCGCCGCCTCTCGGACGGCTCTAAGCGCGTGTATTTCTACGCGTGGCGCGGTGGGCCTCGGATCGAGGCGCAGCCCGGCACACCGGCTTTCGTGGCCGAATTCCAGAAGCTGACGGCCAGCCGCGACGATCCGTCCCGGCGTTACGCCGGAATGTTCCAGCAGCTGATCAACGACTTCCAGCGCAGCCCCGCCTTCACGGATCTCGCCACCTCGACGCGGGAAGGATACGCGCGCCGCATCCGCAAGATCGAAACGGAATATGGGGACATGCCGATTTCCGCGATCAACAGCCCGGCTTTTCGCGGTGACATCCTCGATTGGCGCGACAGGCTGGCCGAGAAGGGCGCGCGCGAGGCGGATTACACGTTTTCGGTGCTGGCGCGGATCCTGTCATGGGCGCATGACCGCCGCAGGATCCTGAACAACCCCGCAGAACGACCGGGGCGCCTGTCTCGCGGCAGCAGGGCGCATATCGTCTGGACAGATGCGGAGGCTGAAGCCCTGATCGCCGCGGCGCAGCCGCATGTCGCCCTACCCTTCCGCATCGCCCTGGAGACCGGCCAGCGCGAGGGCGACATTCTGCGCCTGACGTGGGCGGCCTATGACGGCGCCAGGCTCATGGTGCGGCAAAGCAAAACCGGCGTGCATCTGGCAATCCCGGTCACGGCCGAGCTACGCACCCTTCTGGACGCAGAGAAGGCGCGCCGTGGCTCTGCGTTGACGATCTGCACCACGTCGCGTGGTCGACCCTGGACGCTGGATGGATACAAGACCAGCTTCGCCAAGGCCAAGGCGGCAGCAGAGATCGAGGGGCGGACATTTCACGACACCCGCGGCACCGCTGTGCTGCGTCTGGCACGCGCCGGCTGCAGCATTCCAGAGATCTATTCGATCACCGGGCATGACCCGAAATCAGCCGAAGCGATCCTCGCCAAGCACTATCTGAGCCGCGATTCTGCGCTGGCAATTTCGGCCGTGGCGAAGCTCGAAAAGCACAATGTAGCGCGACACGAATTCTTGCAGTATGTGACACCAGAAGTTGCAGCGGAAGTTTTTTACTCGCAGCTTGTAATCTAGGCGGCGCAAATCACTTTCGAGGATTGTGATAGAGCGTCACAATCCTATGCCTAGCGTACAGCTTTGCTCCTGTAGCTTGGCAGATGCATGAAGTTCTGAAGGCAAGATGGTCGACCTGAATAGCCCCGAGTTTCTTAGACGCCTTCGCGTCTCATCATCTGCTGTCGTTCGAACTCTGCGGGCGACAGCATCCCGTTCCTCGCATGCTTGCGCTTGGGATTATAGAACATCTCGATGTAATCGAACACGTCCTGCCTTGCTTCTTCGCGCGTCCGGTAGGTTCTGCGCCTTATCCGTTCGCGTTTGAGCAGATTGAAAAAGCTCTCGGCGACTGCGTTATCATGGCAATTGCCACGACGGCTCATGGAGTGCTCAAGGTTGTGGGCGCGCAGGAACGCAGCCCAATCCATGCTGGTGAATTGGCTGCCCTGATCGGAGTGAACCAGCACCCTTGCCTTCGGCTTGCGCCGCCAGACGGCCATGAGCAGGGCCTGCAAAACGACATCCGTTGTCTGCCTGCTTTGCATCGACCAGCCGATCACGCGCCGGGAATAGAGGTCGATCACCACCGCGAGATAGGCAAAGCCCTCCTGAGTTCGAATGTAGGTGATGTCGGTCACCCAAACCCTGTCCGGGGCCTCGACATCAAACTGCCGATCGAGGGTATTGTCGACCACGACCGATGGCTTGCCGCCATAACTGCCGGGGCGGCG